TAACAACCCCTAGCACGATATAAATGATTGTCCGTAATTTCATGGTACAAAAATAATAATTTTTATGACACAACAACAAAAAATAGTACATACAATGTTGCTCTATGCTTTATGCAAGGTAACAAGTGGTGAATGCGCCTTTCTTATCAATCAACTAAAACAAAAGCCAAAACAAGACTTTAACAATATGGTTGGTAGTGTAGATAAGTTTGTAAATAGCATCGAGAAAACATTTACACCCGAAGAGTTGGCTATATCAGATGAGATAGTGGATGCAATTCATGGAGTTATGAAAGAACTCAAGGGGTCGGTGGTGGTTGATTAATTGCTATCGTACATTTCTTTCCACTTAATAGAGTCTTGTTCAATTCTGTGTTCTAAATCAACAAGTCTATCCTCTAACCAAAATATTTCTGTGCTGTCTTTTTCAACCTTTCTAACAAACAAAGGGTACGTTTTATGAATGTCGTGAGTTTCCATCAAGAACACAATTATTGCCCACAGACCGCCTCCAAGCAATGCTACAAAGTGCCAATTCTTCATTAGGTAGCCAACAACCTTTGTTACCTTATTCACGTTTATCACTACGTTTATTTCTTCTTTATCTTCGCTCATTTCGGTAGGTTTTTAAGTATATCTTGTTTTTCTTTTGCTCCGATACCTAGTAGCAAGGTCATACACCCGAAAATAGTAGTAAGCAATAGGCACGTAGAAGTCCAATCGAAGTTTGCAGGTTTAGTAAATTCAGTCCACAGAATAACGAATATTGCCGTTATTCCTAGCATAAAAGCAAGTACTCTTTTGAGTCCGAATTTGCCTTTATCATCTTTGAGCATTTCAATTATTTTCATAGTCATAAAAAATATTTTACTAAGTTGTTGTTTTATAACATAATATTTTTGTATCTTTGTGCCATCTGTTGAAAGTTATCTGTTCGGAACGCAGAGACCGAATCGCGCAAGGATAATTTGTAAGAACTGCCTCATGTCGAGTGGGGCGTTTTTATCTATATCAATACATAACCATCTTTATCTACTTTCCCTGCTTGCACTAATGCAAACAACTGCTGTGGCGTTGTTCCAAATACCTTTTGAAAGTGGGGGTTGTCGAAATAACCTCTATCTCCATGCTCCCATCCGAACTTTTTAAATGATGCAACAATATTATCCCAATCCCTTATTTTATCTTGGTTGGTATCTTCTGTGATACTGAAAGACACACTACCATCCGAATGTAGCAAACAAAAATCTACTGCCAATCCGTAATTATGAAAACTTTGTCCGCCTTTTGCTTGGGTTACTATTGCCCCTGCGGTTGTTCGCCCTTGTGCATATAAAGCATCTTGTTCGGCAATAGTGCGAAGCCCTTGTGTTATACGAATACTCAATCCATTCGAGTGAATATCCGCCAAAATGTCAGCCATTTCACTTCTTAATTTGGGATGCAATTTTGCTATCCTCGTTATCGTTGCTTTATCGTCCATATTTCTTACTTATTGAATCCAATTTTCTCTCTAACTTAACGTTTAACATATAAATCTCCAACAACAACTTCTCTCTTTTCCTCTTATCCGTTACATATATCTCTTTCTCAATAGCGCAATCCTTATACAAGTTCTTATACCTCTCCGTCAGCTTCTGTTGCTCTATTATCGTCTTTGTATAACTTTTGTTATCTACATTCGCATCCTTTACCCCCGACTTGTAAGAAAGTATCATCAGTCCGAATGTCATCAGACCTATCAGTATTCCTAACGACACTTTCTCTATAAATGGCATGGCTCATTTGTTTTCGCTTCTTTGTTGTGCCTCTACCCAACTCTTAACATATTTCATGTCTTCGAGAATAAACTTAATGTCCGTTTTCATCTCGGTATCATTTATGTCGTGAGCATTTAACCTTTGGTCTTGAATGTCATTGCGTGTCCTGCTTTCCGACCCCTCCGATTTCATAACAAGACTACCTACCCAACAAACAATAGCAACCGCTATCGAAGTTAGAAAAGTAGTCCAATTTATAATTATCTTATTTGCCCTCTGTTGCATCTTCTTTATCAGTAACCACCTCATCCACAGGTAGTGAGTTTAAAATGTCGGTGTAGGCAAGTATCGCCCCCTCGCAAGCATTTGCATTTGAAATAAATTGTTCTTTCTGTGCTTTTGTAGCCGCAATCTTTTGTTCTAAATCTTTTCTGTTCATAATTTTAAATTTAATTTATTAATTGTATAGTTTATTATATAGCTGTCATCCGCACCCCATTTTATGAAGTCTTCACCATCAATTACAAAATCACCGCTTAATACACATTCATTCTCTGCACTTGTTATATCCCATCCTATCTGTGCTTTATCCCCTCCTATTTCATACGAAATAATATGGAGTGATATAAACTCTCCATTCGGCTTTGTCGGTATTGTTATTGGTTGCATTTGTGTTTTCATGATGTTTTATTTTATGTTAATGTTGCCCACTTCCACGCGCCTCCAATGTACGCCCCGATTTTAGAGTTTGTCGTATCTATTACACAAGCGGCTTTCCCTGTGTAGCTCGATGGCGTTCCCGATTCAACTCCTGCGCAAGTTGGAAAATAAACGTACCCATCGGTTGCTGAAGTGGATAATGCCGCCTCGTTTCCTAGCACGATATTCCCTTTTGCGCTTATCCTGGCATTTTGTGCCATAGGAGTACCACCCGTTTGTGTGTAAAAAGCCAAATCCCCCGCTTCACTATTTGCTGTGTTGGTTAGGTTTATAAGGTTGATGCCTCCCGATGCGATACGTCTTGTTCCGTTAGCATGAGTAAATACCAATCCATTTGTAACATCCCATCCTAAACCCAGTTCTCCGCCTACCACACTATTAGTAGATGCAATTATCGTAGGCGTATTGTCTGACCCTCCATTTGTTGTTCTGTAAGTAATACTGTTATTGCTTGTTCCGAAAGCCGCCTGTTGATTAAAGTTAGTATATAGCCCTGCTGCAAAGGCTTGTTTTATACTGAAACTATTATTTGTCCCAACTACCGCTAATGTGTCTGTAACATTCGGAATAGTTATTGTCCTTGTGCTTGTCGGTGTTCCTGTAAGTTTAAAGTAGTTTGTACCGTACGTTCCGCTACCGACAATATATAAATCCCTTGCAGGTTTAGTCGTGCTTCCAATATCAATACCTGTTTGAAATAATAAAGCAGAGTTAATATTTACAGATGCAAGGTTGTCGAGTGCTGTTGTTGCACCTCCGCCCGATGCCGCAGACCATGACGGAGCAGCACTTGTTGTCGCTGTCAATACCTGTCCTGTTGTGCCATTAGCAAGTCTTGTAAGAACACCGCTTGAGTTTCGGTAATACATATCGTAACTAGCATCACTTCCTAGTGTCATCGTTACACCTCCAATAACAGCACCCGAACCTAATCCTCCGCTTGTTATTGTTCCATGAGCAGTCAAAGAGGATAAAGTAGTTACCGCAGTATTTACAAGTGTTCCCGAAGTAGGCAATGTTACGCTTGTTGTACCCGTAACCGTTAGTGTTGTTCCGAAGTTACCACTTATCGTTAATGTGCTTAATGCGTTATTCGCCACTCCCGTTCCACCATAAGCCGCACCAACAACGCTACCATTCCACGTACCCGTAGTTATAGCTCCTGTTGTTCCTATCACCAAAGCATCTGTTGTTCCGCTATTTACTACAAATCTTATCGCATTTGATGTTGTTGTTCCTATTACCAAATCAGCACTTGTCGAACTAAGATAAACCGCATTGGGAGCGTTAAAAGACCCTGTACCTGTAAACCCCGAAGAGTTCATTCCGAAATCCCCGTAATACGTTGTGTTTGTACTTTGGTCGTTATTTACAACTAAATCTGATGATGCCGCACCTCCTGCATTACTATTTTGTAATATTACCTGATTAAAAGCATTTACACTACTCTGTGCGCTTATTAATGTGTTGGTAGGAGAATATGTTAATGTGCCTATGGTAACACTTGATGGTGTTATTGCCCCTAGTGCTAATGTGATAGCGGGAGTTGTTGTTGCTGTGGCTACCGTTCCGCTTACCCCATTTGCTGTTACTACCGATACACTTGTTACAGTACCACTTCCTTTGCTATTAAATGTCGTCCAATCCGTAGAACTTAAATACCCGTTGTGTGTTGAATCCGCTACGTGCTGTGATAGTGAAACCCCTGACCCTATTATCGCACCTGTTCCCCCCGTTACCGTTATACCATCTGTTCCTGCATCAGTTATGTTCCCTAGTGTTAATGCGCTTTGTTTATTGTTAAAGGTATTCCAATCCGTTGAACTCAAATAACCATCCGTACTTGTTGTTGCCTGTGTGATAGATATGACATGCGATGATATCCCTAGTGGTGCTGATGCGCTTGTTATCCTGTCTGTATAAGCACTATTCCAATTCGTTTCTTCAGTAGTGGTCGGAATAACATAGCCATTGGTTAAAGCCAATGCTAATGTTCCGCTAGTAGTGATAGGACTTCCTGTTACGGTCAATCCTGTTGGTGTTGTCATCGCTACCGATGTTACCGTTCCGCCTGTTCCTGTTGCACTTAATGTTGTTCCGCTTAATGATAAACCACTACCTAGTGTTATTTCCTGTACGGGTGTTGTAGTACTTGAACTTCCAAGTAATTTACTTACAGCACTTACATCCTGCATCTTAGCGTATGTTACCGCATTGTTTGCTATCGTAGCCGCAAAACTTCCTGTACCGCTTCCTGTAACATCCCCTGTAAGCGTTATCGTTTGGTCGCCTGTATTACTTCCCGATATACTTGAAGTTCCTGTTACCGCCAATGTTGGTGTTGCACTTCCCGAAATCACTACGCTGTTTACACTAGAAGGAGTTATCGCCCCCAATGTTAGTGTTATCGCAGGAGTAGTAGTCGCATTTGCCACAGACCCACTCACCCCGTTTGCGGTAACAACTGAAACACTCGTAACCGTACCTGTGTAGGCATCAGTATATTGCGGTATATTCAGAACATTACCTATTAATGTAGCAGCACCACTTGTACCCGAAGTAGTAAGCGATGTAATTCGGTTTGTGTATGCTGTATTCCAATTCGTTTCCTCCGTTGTCGTAGGTATTACATACCCCGAAGTTAAAGATAGTGCGAGTGTACCGCTCGTTGTTATCGGACTGCCTGTTACCGTTAGTCCTGTCGGAGTAGTCATGGCAACGCTTGTTACCGTTCCCGATGAACTTGTTGCGGATAGTGTTCCTCCCGAAAGAGATAGTCCTGTACCTATGGATATTGGCTCAAATACGCCCGTTCCTGCGGTGCTACGTCCTATGAGTTTACCTGTTGCAACACTTGTTGATATTGTACCCGAAGTCGTTATCGTGCCACCTACAAGCATCCCTGCGGTGTGGATTGATGTTACTGTTCCGCCTCCTGTTCCGCTACTTGTTGTAACCTTTATATTCCCTACTGCATCTATAACCCTCCATTCGCCACCTGTGTAGGTCATGGTATCGCCCTGCGATATTGTTCCGCTTACCTCGATATATGTTTCATCGGGAGTAACAATAGTTACTACAAGGGTGCTGTCATCCGAGTTAGGATTATAAATAACGATATTGCTGACTTCTGATTTTGTGCCGACATTAGGCATCTCGCAAATAGTAGTGAGCGAGTCATCTGAAACTAAAGTACGTTTAGATTGGTTTTTGTCGCTATTGGTGAATGTAACAACAACAGGAATTGGAGTAACAGGACTTACCCCAAGCTGTATCTGTAAAATATCTCTGTTGTTTATTAAAATCATTCATTAGTACACTATATCAACATCTATTGAGCCACCCGACCCTGCTTCTACAATAACAGGGGAAAGTAAATCCGCGCGATTGGAGCGAGAGTTTCCTAGTTTACTTCTTACGATAGGGATATTTACAGGCAATGTAGTAACTGCTGTTCCTGTATTATCGTATAGTTTCCCTGCTACGGTGAGTGCTGTAAATGTATATTGTTTGGCTTTTGCATCTAGTGCTGATATGATTGATGGCGCAGACCCTGAAATTTCAGATGTAAATGCTTTTTCGAGTATCGCGTATGTATCGCTCATCACCTGTGTTACTTTTCGTAATTCATTGGTTGATGAATTATATAACCAACTGCACAAAGGAAGTTCTGTAAGGAATTTAGTGTCTGTTCCCGTTACCCCTAGTTTGTTTGTAACAATAGTTCCTGTTCCTGCCGATGATTGCGGTACTGTAACTTTAGTTGCCGAAGCAACAGTTGAAGGTATCTGATTAAAGGTGTTTGTTGCCATGATGGTAAATTTTATGCAAAATTATACTTTTTATAAGGGTTGTGAAAAAAATATTCTTTAATTGTTGCGTATATGATAATTTTTTATGTATCTTTGCGCAAAATATTTACTATGCCAACAGTTATAATAGATAAGAGCTTCCTGCTAAAAGATGGCAAAACGGTTGCTCAATGTGAGGGTCGGTCGTTTTTAGAGAATGAATTAATCCACAAGTTGCTGTTTTATACAGAGTGTCCTCAACACACTAAAAAGGAAATAAGCATTATACGATTTTACCGATGTATGTGGAAGAAAAAGAAATTAAAGGCACATTTGATAGAGACCTTATTAAAGGATTGTGGATTTGAAAAGGTAAAAGAGGCGGAGTGGAAATTAAAAAGCGATAACGATGGAAAATAACGAATATTCAAAAGGGGCGATACATAAATTATTTGTGGGAGAGTCCAAAAAACCTTTCTTTGAGGTTGGAACTTATAATGAAGTGATAGATGCTACTATTGTAGAAATAATCAAAGATATGAACTTTGAAATTGAAACGGGAGTAACAAAATTTCTAATTGTTGTTCAGAATAAGTCTGATAAGGTTAAATGGATATGGGCAGACCCGCAAGGATTTGTATTCTTTCCTCAATACGCTAAACCCAAAAACGGAGAAACACAAAATTTACGATAATGGATGTACTACAAAACTTAATTGATGCCGCGAAAGGGGTATTAAATAATGATAATGCGATAGCTTTTATAGGACTTGAAGAAGCGATTGCTGATGCTGAAAAATTCCTAGATGTAAGGAATAAAATACCAACCCCTTTGTTTGACCGAGTGGTGATAAAACCATTTGAAGCCGAAACTAAACAAGGACTGATGATACTTCCTGTTAGCGATAATCAGCACTATGGAGTATTACTAAAAAAAGGTAAAGACGTTGAAGATGTTGGAGTGGACGAGGTTGTATTTTGGACAAATGAACTTGGCGAAACATTGAGTATTGATGGCGAGGACTTTATCCTTGCCCCTTTTCCCGAACTTAAAGCGGTTATACGATAGTGCTAAAACCCATTTATAACAATTATCTTATCAAACCGATTATTGATGGAAACCCATTGAGAATGGTTGGACTTAATGGTGAGCCATTAGTAGTAAACCCGAAATTTGAGCCATTGATGCACACACCTCAATATGGACAGATAGTTGAGTTGCCGATAAGTTACAATAAAAAATATCGGTTACTTCCGAAAGATGCCTTTATATTCTTTTCTTATCTAGTTTGTGAGGAATACAAGAAAGTTGTTTATGATGGCGTTGATTATTTCTTTTGCGGTGTGGATATGGTATGGGGTAGTGTTTGGGATATTAATAAATACGAATTAGGATTAGAGCCAACCGAAAACTATATCATTGCAGAATTGGTTATTGACGAAACGCTGATGGAAGGCGAAATGATATTGCGTGAACATGGAGAGAGAGAAAACCAAAAATTAAAGGCACACACTATTCATCCGTCAATAACGGATATAATGGAAGGCGATACGCTGATTACACTCAAAGGCGCAGGAACACCGATACACAATAGCCCTTTGGTGTTTGTAAAGACAAATAATATACTAGGCGTAGAAAGGAATAATGTAATCATTCCCGTAAAAGGCAAACATCTGATTGAAGAGGATGATATAACAGACTATGCTGTATGGAAAGGATTGATAGTAACAGAGGCACACCGACACAAGTTTCAGACGGGAACATATTTAGATGGCGACAATAAGGAGTTGATAGGTCGAAAGGTTACATTTATTCATGGTTTCAGCACCCGATTAAACTTGAATGGGAAAAAGTATGCGGTAGTAACGAATAGGGATTTAATATTTACAACATGATAAAAACACAAGTCAAAAAACTATCCAACCTTAAAAAGAGGATGCGTAGTGCCAAGAAAAGAAAACAATATTACAAACAAAATAATCTAATAATTAAATACAATAAAAAATGAAAACAATTCCGCTATCTAAAAGAGGCAAGCACAAAGATATGTATTTCGCCATAGTTGATGATGTGGATTATGATGCACTTATGAAATATAACTGGGGCGTGTGTAAAAATGGGAGAAATATGTATGCTATCAGGACAGATATTAGTTCGGGCAAAAGAAAAACCACACAGATGCACAGGGATATATTAGGTGTTTCTGATGCCAACATTATAATAGACCACAAAGACCACGATGGATTAAATAATCAGAGAAGTAATTTAAGGGAATGTACTAAGGAAGAAAACTCAAGGAATAGAATCCCAAGAAAAAATGCGTCTTCGTCTTATTTGGGAGTCAGTATTCAGACAAACAAAAACGGATATACGTTTTGGAGGGCAAAAATAACACACAATAAAAAGAAAATAAATATAGGAAGTTACAAGACAGAAAAAGAGGCGGCTGTCGCGTATAATGACATGGCTGTAAAACTACATAAAGAATTTGCTAATATAAATACAATAATTTAAAAAAAGAAAAATGAAAAAATTAAATTTTAGTTCGGAAGCAAGAAAAGAGTTGCTTGTAGGGGTAAATGATGCCTCTAATATGACAAAACAAACACTAGGGTTGTTGGGAAACTATATTCTGTTAAGGCAGGTAGTTCAAGATTCTTCAGGTAAGCGTTATCCACAATGGAGATATACCAAAGACGGAGTATCTGTTATTCGTGATATTTTCAGCGACAACCAAGCAACTGATACTGGTATATCAATGGTGCGTTCTGCTTGTGAAGCAACGGTAAATATGGCAGGAGATGGCACAACTGTTACCTCTGTACTTACCCAAGCACTTATGAATAGTGCCGATGCTGAATTAGACAAAGAAAGGCGCGCTATCTACCTTAAAAAAGGAATGGAACAGGCGTGTGAATTAGTTGTGTCGAAACTTGCAAATATAAAGGTTGCTATAAAAGATGGCGATGGAAACATTAATCACCAACTAGCAAAGGAGGTGGCAATGATTTCAGCGAATAGCGATGAGGAGATAGGCGGTATTGTTGCCGATGCTATCAAGTCTGTTACGTCTGACGGAATGATTACCGTTGAACGTTCAAATGACTACAAAACATCTATTGATAAAGTTGAGGGGGTATTGCTTTCGGGAACAGTAGTAAGCCCATACTTCATTACAAACCCCGAAAAGGCAACGTGCGAGTTTGATAATCCTTTGGTGTTGCTATATGACAGAGAGATTTCAACGATTGCTCAATTAAAACCGATTATAGGAAAGATACTTGAAAGACAGCAAAAGGAACAAAGACCTATTCCTGTGGTTATCGTGTGCCAAGATTGCAAGAATGAGGCGTTATCATTCCTTGTAACAAACAAATTAAAAGGCAGTTTGATTGTTGGTGTTATTAAGATGTCGGACACAGGCGTTCAGAAGAGAAAGATACTTGAAGATTTGGCTATTGCTGTTGATGGAGATTTCATATCCGAAGAGCGTGGAATAAACTTAGAAAAGGTTACGATGGATATGTTAGGAAGTGCATCTAAAATCATCATTGATAAAACCGACACCATTATCGTAACAAAGAAACTTGATATTGATTCTGAAAAATCTGAAAAGGACTATACACATGAGGAGAAGCGATATGTAAAAAACCAAGCGAATTTAAAAAAACACATTGCCGAGATAAAACAACTTATGGAGAACGAGCAAAACCCCGATGATAAAAAGTTAGTGCAGGAGAGATACGCTAAACTTACAGGGGGTGTTGCTGTTATTAAGGTTGGAGGAAAGACCAATGAGGAGGTTGTGGAAAAGATTGATAGAGTAGATGATGCGTTATGTGCTTCGCGTTCCGCAATAAAAGAGGGTATCGTAATAGGTGGCGGAAGTATCTACCTTAAATTATCGAAATTTATTGATTCTATGGATGCCGATAATGATGATGTTCGTGCAGGTCAGATGTTGGTTAAAAAAGCACTTGAAGAGCCATTTAAACAGCTTCTTGTCAATGCAGGGATAAGTGATGATTCATTACTTGCGGGAGTGCGCGACAGCGATATAAATACAGGATATAACCTTGCTACTGAAAAGATTGAAAACCTACGTGATGCAGGGGTAATTGACAGCGCAATGGTTGTAAGAGTTGCACTTGAAAATGCGGTTTCGGCAGCAGGACTTTTCATAAAGTGCGGAGGAACAATAATGCCTATTAGATAATGTCAGTAGGCGAATTAAAAGCAAAGCTATCAGAGTTCCCAGACAAATGGGAGGTTTTTATAGATTACGAAGAAGGTAAACGTGTAGTAGATATAGGATGCCAACTAGAAGTAATCGGGGTGTTTTGTATAGACGAAAACGAGGTTGGGTTGCAATTAGAGGGGTAGCTTATCCGATAGTCGGACTGCTTGTAGTATAAGTTAAATCTATACTGAATAACTTGTTGTAGAGAGTGTCGCTGTACTTAAACTTGCACAAAAACCATCTGCTTCTCATAACATTTCCTGTTACGATTGCATTTGGCAAGTATGGCGGACTTGCTACAATATTTGGGGTGTGTTCATCCATGTAAACCTTAGAATACCAAACGCTTTCTTTCATTTTAAAGTTTGTATTAAGCAAGTGTGTAAACTGATTTTCTTGGTTGCTTATTTCTGTTACCTCGAATGGATAAATACCGCGCTGTTTGATAGTCTGCAATATCTTGTTGTTTTCGGGGTTGTCATTTACATAAAACCATATCTCACTTGCATATTGCTCCCCAAACCAATTATTTTGAGTAGTATTTGTATTTTGTGTGTATAATGCACCATATTTGAACGCTACAACATCTACTCCGTTCTGACAGAAATAGTCGGGAACATAAGACCATGTTGTTGTAAACTGATTGTATTTCTCGTTAAATTCTATTGTAAGTCCGTTTGCATAATCTCCCTCTCCGAATGGCGCAACACTTAAAATGTATGTTCCGAAACGGGTATCGTACACTCCAACACAATTTACTTTGGTAGGGTTTGCAAGTATGGCTTTACAAAGGTTAGCCATAAATATTCGCATATTTGCCTCACTTGTTATATCAACAAGTCCGTCATTACTTAATCGTACAATAGCACTTCTGTAAACGTCTATAAAATACTTTCTGTTACCATAGTACGCCCAGCTTTCAGGGTGTTCTCCTATACCAAAATCTTCTAGGTAATAATCTATCTTCTGTTGCGGTGTTAATACCAATGTTGAACTGCCAACAATACCGCTACCATTAGGACTTTGCATATTCTGTTGCTGTACAAGGATAGGCAACACTTTGTATTGCTGATACGCTTGTAGTGCCTCGTTCTGATAGAATAGGTAGTTTATGCCCCCGAAACTTGCGTTGTAGTCTTGGAAATTTGTATCGTATATCTTGCTTAATCCGTTTACATTACTGTTTACGAGTAGTTGTTCGGTGTATAAAACCCTTGCGCCACTTGTAAGTCTTTTTGCTAGGTTGTCAATTCTGTTAGGTCTTCCAAACCAATATGCTTCGGTAGATGCTAGGGATGTCCAACAATTACTAGCCCATGCTGTTTCGATGTAAGAATATTGGCGGAATGTTGTTCCTAAGTGTTGAAAAGGCATATTACAATATCTTCTGAAGCAGTCGCCCCCTGTGAATGTTTGCTCTGATGCCCTTACGATTGTTCCGCCTCTATCATCAAAATGCCCGAACATATCCGACCCATATATTCCGTTTGTGTTGATAGTCAAGTTAGGGTATGCTACCGCACTTACAACGCCATAAACGCTCCAATGATTTAAGTCGTTTGTTATCTTTACTTTGTCGTTTACATGAAAGTTATCGCCTCCAACTAATCTTACGCTATAATATCCTCCTCCTAAGTCGCCCGAAACGCTAAATGTCTGAAATAATTGATTAACCGTAGGAAGTCCGTTATCATTGGGAACATATATTCTATTTCCATTAACATCCGTACCTATCGTTCCCCCCTCACCTACTTCATACATGGTTTCGTTATCGTTCTCAATATCCTTTGCAGGGGTATAAATTTCAAACAATACGTTCTCCCCTAAATTCTGTGGAACGGTTGGTGTCATCAACATAAGCACTACTCCCGTTGAAGCATCAAAAGACAATATTTCGTTATCGTTGAAAGGGAAAAAGGTATCAATAGTATTTGTGTTTACTCGGTTTGCAATAAAACGTATTCTGTCGCCCTTTGTAAATTCGTAGACTAGGTTTGATGATGGGTTTTCTGTCTTATATAATCCCGAAATATTCAATATCGTTACCGCAACATAATAAGCGGATGTGGCAGGAGCTGTGCTACCGTCTAAATGTTCATAATTCGTGCTTTGGCTTGTGAATTGTAAATACCTAGCCATTGCCTGATTTTTACTAGCCATTATGTTGTATAATAGCATATCCGCAGGTGGTGGGTTGTAGATTAAGCAACTTACCGTTGGCACGTATTCCATGTCTAGGTTTGGAGTAGCGTGTGGTGCTGCATATTCCGCTTCCGTTAAGAATGGTATCTTTACCCTTGTTCCAAATATCCCTCTATTGGCTTCCGTTGAATAACCTGCGCGAGTGTTTACGTTACTGATACGTGCCTTGCTATTTGTTCCATAGGTTATCTCTTGTCCGAACTCATAAACACCTCCGCTTTTTAGATATTGTACCGCAGGAAAGAAACTATTAGGGTTGGTATAAACCGTTTGGTCGTAGGTAATCGGGAAACGCATATCTACCTCAAAAGCATCTTGTCCCTCTGTAACATTTGCATCCGCTATTCTGTTTTTAAAGAAAACTAATGCTTTTTCTCTTACAGGCACAAAGTCCATAAGTTGAGTGGCATCCGCTAGGTTTACAGGAAGATAGTTGCCATCATTTAAGAAAACGTAGTCGTAGGTTGTATTATCCGCTATTCCTAATTCGTCTTTATTAAGCGTTATAACAAGCGATGTGTCGGAAATAGTATCTGTTGCCTGTGTATTTATTTCGTGAGCGTATATGCGAATATCGCGTACATTTGAGCTTCCTGTGGGTACGGTAATTGTTATTACGTTATCCTGTTGCGTATAATCCTCGCCTGTGGTATTTATAGGGTTAAGTTGTGTTTTAGGAAGTATATAATTACTCTTTTGCGACAATACACTTCTCTCTTTATCTTTATATCCCCAATCACATTGAAATTGGTAAAGTCGTTTGTAGTTATAGTTTATTAGGTTTCCCTCTCCTTTTTGAATAGAAAAGTTGGCTAATGTTGTTCCAAATAAATTTGTTCCCGATGGAGCAATACCTGCATCACAAACCACACTTATTTTATCCCCTGCAACTACTGATAGCGTATATGTTGCTGTCTTTACGCCATCAAAGCCATCTTCTACGTCTATAATATGTATAGAGACCCCATTTTTATATATCGCTATTGAATCTAAAAAACCACTTGTGTTTTTAGCGTTCATATTAAGAGTTACATAGTACGTTCCTGTGGTAGCCACAAGCCACCAATAATTTGTGGTGTCCCACTCTGCTCCAACATTAGGGTTTGCTTGGTTAAAAGGAAATGTCTGTGTTGTAGGGTCTGATAAACCTCCTGTTGTTGTGCTTGTAAATATAAAAATAGCATTTAACCCACTCCACACATAAGTCGGTGCTGTCGGTGGCTCTTTTATCCTGTCAATAAACTTCGGCAAAAAAGGAAAAGAATATTGACCTGTATATGTTCCCGCCATGAACAATATCCCTGCCTGTATATTTATCTTCTTTGGCTCATTATACGATACTCCATCTGTCCAATTATCAGTCCAATACAACAACCCCTCATCTACATTCAACTGAACAACACAATCGCCCGTTATAAGGTTTGTTTTCTTAAAGTTTAATATCGCTCCCGTAGTTGTTCCCGTTAAATCAAAATCATCTATCAATACAGGCACAACACTATTCGTCCTTTCGTTATATTCTAATATTGAGTGCCTATTCTCATCATTCCAAACAAAATAATAAATCTTCTGATTAAGTTTATCCTCTACTGCTCCGATACATAAATTACTCCCACTAGGTAGCGTATATTCAACCAATGTGTTTCCGTTAGATGTTGTTACCGCACCCGTTGTTCCATCATTATTCGATAAGATACGCACGTTTTTCAACAAAGGAAAACCTTTATTGTATTCGGGCGTGATATCGCTATCCATCCCTGACTTGTCAAATGTGATTTTTTGATTATACGTCATATTACCAGCGTGGCGTACCTGAATTTCCTTTTCTCATCGAGTCTAGCCATTCCTGTGCTGTTCCCTGTGAATATCTATGTACTGCTTTTCTTCGTGCTTTCCAATACGATTGCTCTGCTACCTGCTTCTCCCCTAATCCCATATTTCTATCCCTTTGAATCCACTTCCAATATATCCAATTCTTTACCGCCTCCACCAAATAAGGATGCACCATGTAGTCATTATCCTGCGAATCCAAGTCGGCTATATACACAAGTATTATACTTTTGTATGCCTGTGTTCCATCGCTTGTTTCGCCTGATGGCTGTCTTTTTACGGGTGTAAGTTTTATCTGATTGGTTGCGTAGTCTATTAAGTATCCTCCAACATTGTTATGCCCTCCGATATTAAAGTAAGCACCGAAGTTCTCCCCGTTTCTCCAATGGTTAGCAAGGTAGGTTGGGTTAGAAATCTGACCCCATAGTGTTCCTACGGTCTGCAATCCAACGGGTCTTTGTTGTGGCACTCCACAATCATTATAATATTTCTTTAAGTTCAAAGAAAGATTTTTGCCTAGTCCGTACAACTGCCCGTCCTGCCCCGTAACATTAACACTTATGTACGTCATAAAGTCGGATGGCAGGTCTGTTGTTAAGTCCTCTTGGTTAATTGGTAACTCAACATACTTTGGAATGGTTGATATATCCATACCTAGTTCGCGAAGACAAGACGTGCCGAGTGTATATGCTCTGTTCCATGCATTATCAGGCAATCCTTGTTCTTGCAGGTATTCATCACATATTTGGTTGAGTAGATACATCTTACTTTATTGCTTTGTTTATAGGCGTTTCTGTTGGTGGTGTTACATACTTCTGAACACACATTTGTACTATCTGTTCCTGCACATTATTAGGCACGTTTATCGGCTTATCAACATCGTAGTCATCTATCGCCAATCCTAATCTCACTATCAATGGCATATTCGTTGTGTCGGTCATTCTAGGAAACCAAAGTTTAGCGTTCTCCGCATAATATATCTGTCGTCCTCCCATTAGTCCTGCCTTAATATTTTTTAATCTTCCGTATGTTCCTGCGTTCACAAGCACAAAGTTCACATCGGGCGCACTCATGTACGAAACTGAAACCAATCCTCCCTCCTGCGGTAATTGAACGTATGAAGATGTAAGGTCTAAATAGTATTTACAAGTGGTGTCGTCTAGCAAAGGCGTTTGTTCTGTGAATGGAATAATAAATGCCCCATCGAGTTCGCCAATGTTCATTTTTTTGTTCTCATACCATATCTGCTTTACTGCTGATGCGTATGCTTCCCGAACATCCTGTATCACTTCCTGCCAATATCCTTTTCCTGTTTTAAGGACTACCTGTTGCGCTATGTTATATAATGAAGTCAAATTATGCTAGTGTTTGTGTTTCTGTTGTAAGTTGATTTGCAAAACCTGCTATATCCACATCTTTTAAGTTAATACCTACAAGTTGTAAGAATACCGCCATTAATCGGTTTGTATTAAATGTGTCGCACTCAAAGTCCACACTTCCTGTCGGGTTATATACAGGCTCGTTGTTTACGATTGTATAGTTCCATACAGGAGGGGTCGGGGTCTTGAAGTAATTTACTTTGGCAATGCCTATTGTCTTTGGTGCGAACTCAATCCCGTTGTCCACCTGTCTGTACTTTGTAAATCTGAAAGTTGGTTTTAGTATGCTGTTCGGTATCTGAATTTTATCCCAATCGGCACTATCAATAAGTTCGCTGTCATACCATAAACTATTATAGTAGTGAGAAACACTTGATACATATTGCAGGTCTGTCGGGTACGATATAAGTCCTGTTGATGCAGGAACGGGAGTAGGGTTGCCTATCTTTAAGAATGTTTGCAAAAAGTTTGTTACAACTTTTGTTTTAAAAAAGGTTTGGTAGTCGGTTGATAGCAACTGCAACTGCGCCTGATTCATAAACATATTCTGTTGAGCAGGAGTTAAGGTCTGACCAACGTTGTTCTTCTCCGCGATAGCCTCATATAGTTTTACGAAATAATCTACTGATATTGCCATATTTATAATTTAGTTACCAATTTGCAAATCAACCTTGCGTGTGTTATGTCTGCTGTGTCTGAAAGCGTTGTTGTGTGTAAATTTACTGATACCGCATCCCCTGCTGTTAAAGATGCAAGTGTATTAATCACCATCTTTTGTACAAATATTGACCCCGAAACATTCTGAACATCTATTGTTCTTATGTCGTCAGATGTAGTTATTCCTGTTCCCTCAATACTTATGTTTGTTGCAGGAGTTGAATTTTTGTACGCCCAATAATTTCCTATTAGTGTTTCCCCTCCTAAAACTTTAACGTCTGCCTCAAACGTCAATTCGTACATTCCTGTTGTAACAATATTCGCAACCCCGCTTAAAACGTTGTAGTCTTTATCGTTTGTGTCAATTCCTACTATCGAACTTTGGTATGCTGTTGCGTATTTAACGTTACCATTGACACTTAAATCGTATGTTGTTGTTCCCGAAGTTGTAGATGACGAAATATCTATGGAGTTATCAACACTTGTTACAACCGTAGATTTCCCATTTATTGTCCATGTAGTGTTTGCACCAACCGTTGAACTCGATAAGGCAATGTTATTCCCTGCTACCAATGTTGCGCCTAATATAGAATCTACCAAGTCAATAAAGGTTTGTGATAATGTAAGTACATACGTCTTAGTTCCGCCTGAACTGCTTGAAGTAACACCTATGTACGAATTAGCCGAAATAATGTCATAAGCACTTACCAACCCTCCCAATCCCACTACCTGCTGAAACTCGCCATCGCAACAAGTACAATCGCTGTTAAAACTGCCTAGCGCCTGTATCTGCGTAAGGTAGCCATTTATTAAATCTGAATTACCGCAAGTCTGATTAGCCATTATCAAAGTCCAATATGACATTGCTAGTGCAAAATCTGTTGCTAATTGGCTATCGTTAGGGTTTGCTTGTCTTCGTGCCGCCATCTCATTTAATCCACACACCGTACTGCAATAACTTGTAGCATCCACAAATAAACTTTCACTTCCCCATACCGTATCTAATACCTTAAAATTAGAAGCATAGGCATAACTTAGATTTGTGATAACGCTTAACAATTCGGTTGTTGGTGAATAAAATGTATTGCTTGTTGTTGTCGCTGTTGTACCTACCGTTGGAGTTGGAGTTGATAATACACCGCCTATCACCATCGCCTCGTAGCTTATTGTCGCTGTTCTGTCAATAGTAGGAGTAATTGAATTTACTACATAAACCGTTTCGTCTTGTAATGTAATTAAAGGGCTAGGGGTGTAAACCGCAACCGTTCCGTTAATCTGAACAACAGGACTTGTGTATGTGAAATTAAATGTTTCGGTAGTGCTATAAAAAACCTCGTTATCATCATCCCACACCGTATATACTATTGTGTAAGTATCGTTTGTAGCTGTTCCGTCCGTATTCAAAGGCATAGCCATAGTTCGTATGCTATATCTGCTATCTGCGACATGAATATCATAATTTACAGCCGAAGGTACTCCCCCGTAATATACAACATCGCCATTAGATGCTGTTATATTAAAGCACCCATACATATATGTAGTAGGTAGCCCCTGCCCTGCATAATCTGTTGTGTCTGTTCCTTGAAATTGTTTAGTGCTTAGTCGTAAGTTCGCTATTTGCGAGAATGATACTGTTGCCATGAGATAAAAGTTTTTGCAAAATTAATATCTATTCCCTCCTACAAACGTATTGTTTTAGAGTTAAATTATGTAATATCAATCATATATTATTTTTTGCTTACTACTTACCCCTTATCCCCTTAATTTTGCAAATTAAAATACTATCTGTGGACGATAAAGACTTTTCATATCCAAATCCTCTAGCATCTAGGGCAGAAAAGAAAACAAACGCTTATGGGCTAGCATATGCGGAGTTCATATACGCGCAATACTACAAGGTGTCGCCTATACTAAACGAGCGTACAGCACGTTTTAAAAACAACTTAAAGCATGCCGAAGGATTGCAGTCTATTACAGATGTTCGTACTTTCTATAAAAATAATCAAGGCACTTCGCCATTAAACCTAGATGTAAGACCTGTAAACTACATATCTAAGATTGTTGATATTATCGTGTCGGTGCTTATGGAGCAACCATTCACCGTTGAATGTAATGCCATTGACCCTCAAAGCAAGATTATTGAAAGCGAAATAAAGTCGCGTGTTTATGCCGCGATGCACCTTAAAAAAGTAAATGACAAGTTTAATATCGAAGGTCGCACAGGAATATCAATAGTACCGAAAGGGCAACCAATACCCGAAACAGATGAGGAAGCCGAGTTATTCCTTGAACTGCAAGGTAAGGTTGGTTTATCCTTAGCAATGGAAGAGGCGATACAATACGTTCTCGATAATAACGATTTTGACTACGAAGTAAAACGTAAGATACTTAGAAACCTTGTAGCGTGTAAAGGGGCGGCTATCATGACCGACTACGATGAAAACTACAACATAACGATAACAGCACCCGAATTTTATGATGTTGTTTATCCTTACTCCAAATACGATACCTTTAAAAATATTCCTTATGTCGGACTTGTTACATACATGACCATTGAGGAAATAGCATTAAAGGCAAAGAAAGAGGATGGCTCACCACGATATACCGAGAAAGAACTTGTAGAGATAGCAAAAGCATATCAAGGACAAAACTACAACAACCCTGCTTGGAATGGAACGTGGGGAATGAGTTATGAGGGATTCTATCAAAACTCTACCTTAATTAAACCTTTCTATAACTTCAATATTCCTGTTCTTCGTTTTTGGTTTTTGGCTGTTTCGCAGGAAACGCTTGTCAAAACATCCAAACTAGATAAGGCAGGACGTGAAAAGATTTACTACGATTGGAAAGCAAAAGGAGCATCAGAAGATAGCACCAATATCAAACAGAACATAGCGGTAAAAGAAAAGGAATGGAGATATGAGGGGTATTGGATAATGGGGTCGAAATACCTGTTTAATTACAAGGAAAGCGATGATATTCCACGTGAAAAGATAAAGGGCGGATATAACCCTAAAACAACTCTCCCTATCAAAATTATCGCTCCCGACATCTACGACATGGAGAATAAGTCCATTGTAGAGAAAGCAATACCTGCCGAAGAGCAATTAAACCTTATTGAACAAAAGATACAGCAATGTGTTATTGAGTTCCGACCAAAAGGGTATGCGCTGAATACCGCAGTACTTGAAGAAATGAAAGCGGGTAAAGGGAAAGATGAAACACTAGACCCTGTTGCGCTTCATGACCAATTTACTCAAACAGGAAAGATATTGTATTATGCGGTAATGCAGGATGGTGTTACTCCTGCTAACATAAACCCGATACAAGACCTGCCAAATGGCTTCGGGGAAGCCTTCGGTGAACTAATGAACTTGCGTATGATGTATATGCAACAGATTAGGGACGTAATGGGATTTTCAGAAAGTATGGACACCACTATGCCTAGTGCTGAAATGCCGATAGGAACACAGCAGATGGCAAGACAGGCAACTATGAACTCACTTATGGGAACATATAAAGCCGCAGTAAACTTATTGGAAAGGGGGTTACAGGACGTATCTTTAATGATACAAGACTGTATAGAAAAAGATAGGGATGGATTTATTGCTGCCATAGGACAAACAGCAACAAGTGAAATAGAAATGTTCAAACAGCTTCCATTAGCAACTATTGGTGTAAATATAAGAATAGGAAGTAGCGAAGAGGAAAAAGCCAAACTGAACGAATGGATAGGACTTGATGTTAAAAACTCACTTATAGATAGCGGACAGGCAATAGAAGTACAAGATGCCTTACGTCAGAATGTTAAACTTGCAAAAGGACTTTTAAGAAAGTTTGTTGCTATGAACAAGAAGATGGCGCAAGACCAACAATTACAAATGGTACAGGCAAATGCACAGACACAACAGCAGTCAGCACAGGTAGCAAGTCAGATGAAACAACAGGAGGTGCAGTTGGAAATACAGGGCAAAGGACAACTTATTCAGATGGAATATAGTGCTAAAGATATGTTTGCCGAGAAAGAGTTTCAACGTGCATACAAATTACAGCAACTTAAAAATCTTGGTTCTAATACAGACAGCGAAATTGCGGCAGGGGGCAAAGTGAATGTACAAGAAGCGGCTAACAGAGCAAAGATTGTATCATCACAAATAGAGCAGAACACTCAAATTACGAAAGCCCACATCGTGCATCACAGCGACCATAGTAAAATTGAGCATCAGAAACAGGCAGATATAGAGTTGCTAGAACACGAACCGCCCGAAAAGAAAGAAGAGAAAGACTAAATAAAAAAGCCCTGCTACTTTTGTAACAGGGCTTCTTTTTTAAAGTAAACCTTTATCTTAGTTTTTCAGCATATTAAAGAATTGCTCCTTAAATGCAGGTTCGGTATCTAAAGCATCTATCAGCTTCTTATAACCCATAAACGTTCTCTCTTCAGGCGTTCCCTTACACCAATAAAAACCTCCTGCCTTTCCGAAACCTACCACAACACCTCTTAACTCACCGACCTTCAACAACTCTTTTACATCAACAACTTCTTCGGTATCATTCGCTTTCGGCTCGATATTCGCTACTAGCTCTGCCTTTTTCTTTTCAGCAACCCCAAGTTTTTCTAATATCGTCTGATACGTTTGTTCCGATACTCTTGTCTTATCCGTTCCTATCTTATCTACAAACAGATTGATAGGACTTGTGCCGATAGGTGCTTGACAAATCAACTCGCCACTCTTAAAGTAAATAGCGTTTGTTGCCTCGTTATGTATAATAATACCCGCATCTCTCGCCTCCAACATATAATGTTTCTTAACAAGGATAGGATTGTTTATCTCCGTCATGAACTTAACAGGATTCTTACGTGCCAAGCCAAGCATTGTTTGTCTTAACATCAAAGGATTTACCGACTGCTTTTCGTACTGATTGTCGTCAAGTATCAGTCTTGCATAAGCACATACCAACGTAAAATTTTCGGGGCTTCTTACGAATAATTCCGCCTCAAAACGTGCATCATCCGCTTCAACAACTTTACTCATCATCGCCTCGTCATCACGTAAAAAGAAGAAAGGGGTAACACTCTTATCTCTGTCCTTTTTAGACATATTCCCATCATGTAACGCCAAGCACTTTAATATACCATCTTCCGTTCCTCTTACGTCAATATGTCCGTCAAGCATAAGCAAACGAGTTACCGTCTTTTTTACCTTGTCATCAGGCGTTTGTTTCCATTTGATTATTTCATGCTCCCCTGCACAATGTCTGATATGTGTCCTCTCTACTCTTTTACTTTCGGGATTATACATATTCGTTTCAAACTCTAATTTGATAGGATAACTTATAGGATATAAGTTTCTTTTCATCTGCTTTCCGCTTTTGTCAGAGGCATACGAAGTGTCTTGGTTTTTCTTTATAAGCCAAAACTGATAGATTTTGTTGGGGTCGAAACTCTGCTCGTTAAGTTCGGTTGCAGAGCCGAATTGGTGCTGTTTTTTTGCCATTTGATTGTATTTTATTAAGATTAATTGATGCAAAAGTACTCACTATGTCTTTATAAGTTATATCACAAAAGTCGATACATTATGTTATGGAAATTTATTAACATTTGTAATGTTCGTGATGCTATACAAAAGAAAACGCCCCACATTTCTGCGAGGCGTTTCTTGTTTGTAGGGCTACTACTTAATTAGGATTTAAATACTTTAAACCATCTGTTTGGAGCAAAAAATTCTGGTCCAAACGTGCATTGAAAGTTGATTTGTTGATGGTCAACTGCTTCTGTGTACACTCCGTTTGCGCCACCTGTGAAATACTCTTCCCACTGACGAGAATAACCGTCAGTTGATTTTTGGTAGTGAATAACGAAAGAAGGCAAGTTTTTAGTTTGCGACATATCATCCCAATTAACAGACTTGTCTGATTTATCCATTGGAATACCAAGTGCCATATATAAGTATGGTTGACCTACTGCTCCAAGTAATTTAGGATATACGAACAAGTCGTAGTGTTTTTGGTGGAAAGTACGACCTGACAAGCTGAAAGAGTTAAACATAAAGTCCACCCAATCATTAGCAGTACCTGTACCACCATAGTTCCATGCACCATTTTTCATTTCAGAACGAATCCAACGAGAGTTGTAGTTCATTACATTAGAAGAAGAATAAAGCACGTATTCAGATGCGCCCATGTTAGGGTCAAGCTGTGAAGTAGATAAGTCCTCCCAATCCTGTTCAGTCAAGAAAGAAACAAGGTTGTAAGGTAGAGCGTTACCATAGCTTTCGATGAAAGGAATCATACCTTCAAATGATGTTTGAGTTGAAGGTGCTGATGCGCTTCCTGATGGTAATTCTGTGAAAGTAGTGTTAGTAGTTTTGGTGTCGGTCAATAAACGTACTTCGCGCTCGTTTTTCAAACGCATAGACTCGTTCATTTGTGCCACGTAGAACCATTGGTCTTTACCGTCAACAACAATCCAAAGTTTCTCTGCTCTCGCATTACCTGATATGTTGTAAGAACCGTTCATGTTAGAAAGGTTGTTAAAATACCAAATTAATTGAGTGTCGCGAGAAGGATTGATTGTAGCGTATTCCCCAACCTGATTACCTGCTATGATAACAACGTCTGTTGTTGCAACCGCAGGGATGTTAGTACCAAGTTTAGTAGGGTAAACAGTTACGCTGTTTCCACTAACTGCTGTTACGATAGCTCTTGTTCCGTCAGGGAATAAAAGCACCTGATTAACATATACAGGAACAACAGTTGTCTGATAGTTCGAGTAGTAAGGAGCATCAACGGTGTTGTCAGCAGGGAAAGTGTAGTCATAAGAAGATGACAACGTTAAAGTTACTGCCGCGTTTGTAGAACCAGCCGAGTGTGAACTGAACTGAAGAACCTCATGTAAGAAATTCTCTTCGCTATGACGAAATTCTAAGTTTTGGATATATGAAATACCACCCATTTTTTGGGTAAGTCCGTTCATATTAAAGTCCTGTTTTCCGTAACGTTTAACCAAGTCAGGATAAACTTCGGGAGCCAACAGTAAGCTCTCTGATACTTGTTGGCTTCTATACCAATTTTCAAGTGTAGGGGTCTGCGATATTGCAGGAGTTGTGTATGCCATAATAATTTAAGTTTTTGTGTTTTTAATAATTGTTTTAGCCAATTAAATTTAATTCTATCTATTAGGCGGAACGTATGGCAATCCTTTCCTTTGTGTTGCTGATGGATTAGGTTTCCCTTTATCCCTCGTATCGCTCATTTTTTTATCTGTCTTTGCCGCCAACTCATAAGCAAACTTAATTTGGTCAACTGCCAACTTTTCAGCCGCTTTGTTTGCTGTAAGCCCTTTCAAAATAAAATTATAAACGATATTATGCTTTTCATCAGCCGTTTGAGCGTCTTTTGTTAATTCGTTCCAAATGGTGTTCAGATTTGTAAATAGCTTATCTGCTACCTGCTTATCCTCTTTGCTTACCTCATAATTAAATGGCGCAATCTCTACTGGCACGTCATTTATCTGTATTGGTAAGTCCTTTGAAAACTCGTATTTTACGCTGTTATTCTGACTTATAGCTTTTTTTACTCCTTCTTCCCATTGTTTAGATAACTCTTCAGCTTCTTTCTTTTGGGCTTGTTCTGCTTTTGTTTTCGCCTCAATCTGTTCGGGCGTTTCGGGCTTCACAAGTTTATATTCATCCTGCCTTTTAATCAAATCTTTCTGCTCATTCGCCCAATCCCTTTTGATTTTTATTTCGGCAATCTCCTTAATCTCTCTTTGTTCATCTGTCAAATCCTCATCTTCTATTCCTGCGAACTGATTAAGGTTGTATTTTGTTTTTAACTCAAACTGAATTTCCTTTTCATCCCAATCGGGGTGTGATACTCTTAAACTTTCAGCCAATCCTTTTAGGGGGTCAGCAATTTTTGTGTAGTCTTTATTTAAGAACGCTATTGTGTTCTCGTCAAAGTCTTTCCCTTGTTCAAGCAGTTGCTTGTAGGTTTTCAGTTTTGGATTTTTTTCAAGGAACTCTGTTTCTTTCTTTAACGCTTCCAACTGCGTTTCATATTCTTTAACCTTTGCTTCATATTCAGAAGTTTTAGTTTTATACGTCTTAACAACATCGGGAGTATCCTCTCCGAAGTCGGTTTTCCACTCATCGGTTTCAAAGTACTTTTTACCTGTTGGTGCTTGTACTTCTGTTGCCCCCTCATCTGTTGTGGGCTTGGCATCTGTTACCTGTGTTTCACTTGGTTTTGCCGTTTCAACCCTTTCGCCATTCGGATTAACGTATGGTAATGATGGGCGTTCTGTTTCTGTTACTTCTGTTGTTATTCCTGCTACTTCTGACATTTGATTAAAAGATTAAATTATATTGGTGCAAAAATAAGGGGTATAATTATGCAATGCTACGTGTAACGAGTGATACATTATGTAATGATAATCTATCTGCTGTTTTGTTTTATCTTGTATTGATGAAAATAGTTGTGGGTAGGGCGTTGTTTTCTCTTTACCTCAAGCACCGCTTCAGCACCAACCATCCCAACCATCGAAGATACGGACAAGTCAAATGCTCCCCACTTATCTACGTCAAACGCTAACCAATCTTTTAGAGTGTTATTAAATGGCATATATCCCATGTCGCCCGTTTTCTCGTTATATCCGCAATGATTAGTTATCCAACTTGCCATATACTCAACCAACTGATTTCGTGTCTTCCCCTCTGTGTTGGCAAGTCCTCCATCTATATTCTTTGTAAGACTATCAATATAATCATCATTTGTCATGGACGGAGAAGGCAATATGTATTTGTGATAATCTCTGTTTCGGAAATAATCATTACAATTCTTGATGTTTCTTTCGGGCATTAAACCCCAACCAAAATACACACAACACATTATCATGTCTTCATATACTAATAGAGGGTCTTTCGGGCGACACCAATATTCGGAAATGAAATGCTTGTGTTTTATCGGGTGCATTACATCGTACTTCTTTACTCCATGCGAAGCCGCTTTTGATTGTCTTTTAGGGTCAACGGTATTTACTGCCGCGAAAGGGTCTAATGTGAACAATCCTATATGATTGTTTGCGGGGGATTTATACCTGTCGCGACCTAATATCCATTGGTTACGTTGCTGTTCGGGCGGAAACCAAGAGAAACACCATCTCGACAGAGGGTTATCCTCTGAAGACTTTACCCATTCGACTTGACCATCTCTTACCCCATTCCTCCATTGGAAATAACCAAATTCTAATGTATTTTCTATGACATGAATATCGTTATGTTCTATCTGCTGATATATCTTTTCTAAATCCCAAACAACTTTTTCGTTGGCAGGATTAGCAAACATATCGTCTTCGGTTAAAGGAAACTGCCTCTTAAACTCGTAATACCCTATTGTGTCGCCTTTATCTTTTCTTGCTTTTAACTCATCTAATATCCATTGTCTAGCTCCCTTTTTTATCAACTTGCCATCAATACCCATGATAGGTTCGTCAGGGGTTTCTATAACTGATGCACCGTATTCATCCACGAATCCCTCCATTCCATCACAACTAGGAACAAAGTATCGCCATAGTCCGCTTAATGTACGCCCGTTCTCTGTGAGTTGCGAATGCAGTGAATTATCCCAAATGGACTTAAATCCCTCTCCCCCTTTCTTTGTTTCGTTTACCGTTGAGCCGAAAAACATTTTCCCTATTATCGTGCCTCCAAGCACCAAGCACGTCCTTCCTATACTAAACCATTTTTCAACTGATACATCAACGGGGAATTTACCACTTTCATCAACCGCCACAATCTTCAATTTCATACCATCGTATGCGTTCTCTTTTGTGTTTCGCCAATCAATGTAAGTATTTAACGAAATCTCTTTTACCGTCTTTCTGTTTTTATATGACACTCGCTTTTGAGGCGTTTTAAAAACCAATTCCTTTTTTACATCTTCCGCACTTGCTACCTGTGGCTTAAAGAAGTCTGGCAATTCGATAAATCCATGAACGAGTTTATTAAACATCTCCTTTGCATCTTCTCCTGTTTTGGATATGATTCCGTATTTTGAATTGAATGTTTTTCTTGCTCTGTTTAGTATGATAGAATCCACCCTGTAAGAATAACCATCCCTCCTTAACTTTCCGTATGCCTGTCCTAAACACTCCTCATTGGTATCGCATAGATGCCAATGGTAAAACCAACGCCTATCTCTATCGCGGTAATCAGGATAACCGCTATCAATCATAAACCAATTAAGATAAAAATAATGGTCGCCTGTTATATATGTAGGAACACCTTTTATGAATATCCAAATTCCATCAGTACACTTTCTGTCCTCTTCCTCTGCAAACCTTAATTGTTCATCTGATGATAAGTCCTCCCAATTTTCAGGCAGTTCTGTTCTCTTCCACTTTTGGTCTTTGGTTTGCAGTTCAAAGTTTTTTATTTGCTTAACAGGCGGCTGTTTGGGTAGAGTATATATCAACCCTTTGTATAAATCTATTACCCCACCAAACTGATTATTGTTTTCCATTCTTATTGTTTAGGGCAATCTTTTCGGCAATACCTAAGGTTTCGTGCTTTATTTTTTCGTTAAGTTCTTTTTGCTGTTCAGGCGACATCTTATTCCTTATCCATTCCAATAATTCTAGGTAAGGTATTTTCTCTGTTTGGTATTTATGTGCCATCTCGAATAATGGCTTGTTTTCAACGGTAAACATTCTATCACTTTCTTCATTTATACTTCTGTCGGTTGCATTAATGAAAGTAAGAGTTGATAGGTATGTGTTTACTAATGGGCTTTCTTTGAATTGTCTTAGTTCCGTTTCAAGGTCGGATATACGCACGAGCGCATCTTTTAGCGATGTGATTTTGTCGGACATTTGATTAAATTATATTAAATTAAAAGGGGGATTTTACTCCCCCTATCTTTTATTGCTTCCTATCCTTTAAAGGGCATTTATTAAGGTCTGAACCTGTGCGGCTGTTTCCTGTACATCTTTTCGTACAAACGTTGAGTTGCTAGGGTCATTGTATAGTATCGCACAACCTGTTACTGCACCCTCAACAAATGTTGCTGTTAATGTAGCGTTGTTTCCACCGCCTGTTGTACTTACAGGGTTGCTTGGAGGTGCTGAATACGCTCCTGCATTTGCTACCGCTACCGTCTTTGCACCCATTACCAAAGTGAATGTTGCGCCTGTTCCTGTACCTCCTGTTACGGTGTCATTTGTTAATGTAGGATTTACGGTATAATCACCACGAGTTGTAAGAGTGAATGTTGTTATCGCTCCCCCTGTTACCGTATCTACGGTTATAGTAGCTTTCGTTCCTGTTCCTGTCGCTAATGTTAGCACATCACCTGCGGTATATCCTGTTCCGTTTGCTGTTTTTGTTGCTGTTGCTACCTCTGTATGCGTTACAAGCATTGTTGCTTGTGTTCCGTATGTTCCGCCCGATAAAGTCAATGTTGTTGTTCCTGCTACCATTGTAGTACCTCTCGATGCTACCGTTGCACTTTCAAGCACCTCGCCTGTTTCTGCATGAGCATTTATTTCAGCACAACGTAATGAATTTAGGTAATATACCGTATTCGATTCGCTATCTGTTGCAGGGAATGTTTTTCCTGTGGTTGCTGATACAACCGAAGCGGCATCATTTAATACAAATTTTTGTGATACCGAGCCATCATTCACCCAATAGTACATTGTGCTTCCTGTGTCGGTGTTATCATTTATTGTTAATACGTTCTGATTGTTAAAACAAGTATCTTTTGTTCCTCCAAGTTCATCAACAACGGTAGATATAAATAAGATACCTGTTGATAGTGCCTGTAAAGCCGAAGTACTTATAGTAAGTGTCTGCGGTTTAGCATTTACTCCTGTTGAGGAAACGTAGGTTAATACTGCCTTGCTGTCCGAGTTATCGTAAGCATAGATTATTTGGTTTGCATCAAGTTTGAACGCATCCCCGTTTGAGTTGGTTAGTGATATACTAAGATTTGCTGCCATTGTTATGAGGTTTTAAATTTTTTACAAAAATAGATAACATAACAAAGGTAAGTATCGGTTAAAGTACACTACATTATGTAATACTAATGTATATTGTTTTTTGGCTATCAGTTAGAGTTATATCCCCTATTTTTGCACCTATTAATCACTTAATATTTAACACATGGCAGATATGACACAGCAGATTAGTAATTGGGCAGGAGGCGGAGCATCGGTTACTGAAGGAGCAGTACAACTAGGACTAGGGTTGATAAAGAAAAGGCAAGCTGACAAGATGTATCACCAATACGACATCCCTCCCGAAATACAACAAAATCTCAATCAGGCAAACATAGAGGCTTTGAAAGGATTACCCCTAGAACAGAAACAAGAGTACCTTAATAACTTACAGAAGTCAAATGCTTATTCATTGAGTTCATTGGGTGATTTGAATGCAGGAATAAGAGGTGTTGCAGGAGCAAATGAGCAATTTAATCAAGGGTACGATAAATTACTAGGAGCTGATAGTGCCGCACGAATGGCTAATCAAGACAAGTTGTATGGATTGCGAAACGAAATGGCGGATTACAAAGATAAATCTTGGCAGTTTAATGTAAAAAATCCGTATGATGAAAAGAGATTAGAGGGCTTAGCTTTACAAGGCGCAGGAATGCAGAATATGTCGCAGGGTTTTCAGCAAGGAAATACAGGAGGAAATCCGTATGGTAGTACATCGGAGCAAAATCGAGCAAAATCACAACAACCCCTCCCTCCACAATATAATGATGCAGGTAATTTTTATAACTATAACCCGTATAGCAATAAAGGCGGGGCGGTAAACCAAACTCCATACGATTATGGGTATGGTTTAGATAGAACTGTAACAGCGTAAATATGTATAATAACACATCTATCCCAGCTTCCGAACTTTACGGCATAGGCAAAGGGCTTGCACAGGTAAACGACCCTAAGATTTGGCTTGAACAACAAAGGATGGGCGAGGAACGCGCGCAAAGGCAAGAGGCAGAAAAAGAACGTGCCGCAAAAGCTATTCACGAAGATATGCTTTCTAGGTTGAGCAAAATTAAGGACGGGGCAATACGAACAGAAGACCAACCCGAAGCGGCACAACGAATTAATGATTATAAAAAATTAGTTCAAGGGATATATGCAAATGCAAAAGGGGGGCAATTAGGAGTAGATGACGAATTAAAATTGCAACAAGGGCTTAATGGTCTTAATACGTGGACTGATAATGCATCAAAACAAGCGCAGTTGATACATCAAGTTGGGGCAGAATACGATAAGAATGATGTTCGTTATGGTGGCTCGTGGAACAAAGATGAGTTTTTAGATGCCGCAACAAAACCGATGAGTGAATGGAAAAATCAAGACATAACATCTTATTTGCCTATTCCAAAAAAAGATTTAGACCAAGAGTTTTTAAAAGCCAATAAAGACTACTTCAATAGCAATAATATTGCAAGTGTCGCGTACGACCCATCAGGGCAATTAAAAATAACGACAATTACTAATCCCGATTTGGTAGAGCAAAGAAAAAATCAGTTTTTTAATGACCCAGATGTACAGGTGCAATTACACATGGCATCCACAAAATTACCTAAAACATCGGAGTTTTCAGATAAAGGAGGTGTGCCACAGGGATTAAAGACAAGAGAAGATTATTTACAGCAAGTAGGAACACCCGATGAGTTTTTTGATTATAGAAAACTATTTAATGATAAGGTTACTTATGGTGGAATAAAAAAGGAATCGTTCAAACAACCACCACCGCCTTCCTCAATAGGAGGTGCTACATTCTCTCAAACACTACCTGTATCACATGAAGTAGATGCTAATGGTAATGATATTTATACCACTAAGTTTGGCGACAAAGGAGTATTAGTTCCTTTTGATGGAAAGAATGAGTTGGTTACAAACGCTACATACAATACTATTACAGACCCTAAAACGGGTAAAAAGGTAGTGGTTGGAGGAACAGCAACAGTAGCAAAAAATTCAGATGAGAACGATAAGTTGTTGGCAAAGTTTAATGAGGACGAGAAAAAGATACAGGAAAGAATTGATAAGTACGATGCCGAAAATCAGCCATTACCAACAGATAAGGAAGAATATCATTTAGCATACAGAAATAAGATGATGGACTTCGCAAAAGAAAAGCGAGAGTTGTATAATAATTACAAAAAGGCATTACAGGTAACTACAAAACCATTAGACGAAACACAGGCGAAGGACTTGTTTACTTCTACTCATAAGGGTAATGTAAATCAGATGGTGAATGGTGTTCCTTTGTCGGGAGTTAAGGTAGTGGATAATAGAGCAAAGGCAACCTCTGAAGCACCGAAAGGGGAGGCGAAACCTAAAAAGGTTATAAAAGGATTTTAAAATAAATGAAAAAACACTTGCATATATTAATTGTATTTTTTACTTTTGTGCCATCATTAATAGCAGTTGCCGATGCTAATAAAAACAATATTAAAAACGATTACTCCTTAGTAGCTCGGCAAGGCGAACAGGGGCAATCGTTTTCTTTTTCTATGCAAAAAATATATTTATATGCAGGACGTGGTAGCCAAAGTAAGCCAACCGAAAATTATGTTTTAGTAGATGATAGAGATTACGCATATCTCAATCAATTCAAATGGGGATTAATGAAATTGTATCATTGCGATAACCCTATTACTTATGCGCGAAGATACGAAACTATTGATGGTAAATATACCGCAATATTAATGCACAGAGTTATTCTTGGGCTAAAGGGAAGATGGGAGCATGGCGACCATATCAACGGAAACACAATGGATAATACAAGAGATAATTTGCGTATTGCCACTCACACAGAGAACATGAGAAACAGAAGACAATTAGTAAAGAAGGGGACTTCGAGATATAAGGGCGTTTCTTTTCATTCAAGTAAGTATAACACTATAAGGTATTGGGTAGCGCATATAAAAGTTGATGAGGGGGATAAAAGAGCAAAATTTGACAACGAAATCAGTGCAGCTCGTCAGTATAACCTGTGGGCGATTCAATACAGAGGACAGTTTGCTAATATTAATATATTACCGTAATGGACGATAAAACAAAACTGCTATACGATGCTGTTTCTAAAGATTATGATGTAGGAACATTTGATGAATTTCAATCAAAACTTGCTGATCCCGAAAAGAGGAAGGCGTTTTATGATGGAGTAGGGCAAGAGTATCAATTAGGTACTTTTGATGAATTTAACAGCAAGATAGACAACGGAGTGAAAAAAAAAGCCCCTATGTCAAATTCGCAAATTGGTGGCGGAAACACGCCCACAAGCGGTTACGAATCAGAAACCCTTTCTACTTCGAGTAATCAAACTCCTCCGACTAATTTCGTTCAAAAAGATGCGTTAAAAAACGCCCCCGAATACCACGACCACACACTTACAAAACAAAACTTAGCAGGTTTCTTTGATAATAATATTTCCGAAGAGGGCAATGTTAATAAGGAACTTCCTCAATGGCATAATAGTTTTGACCCTGAAACAAATAAGGTAGCGAAACAAATACAGGGCGGTATTGAACAGGCAGACGTTGTGCATAAACAAGCATCTGAAAAGATACTTAATAATCAAAAGACTCAAGAGAATATTATTAATCAGATAAACAATCCCAACACACCGCAAGATGTTAAGGAGCAGTTGGCTATGCAATACAAGGATATTGAATTACAAAATGTTCAAAACAATGTGGTTGCAACAAAGGCGAAATTACAATCAGTGCAACTTAATAATGACAAGCAACATCTTTTAACTGCTCAACAAAATGTGGATGACCAAATATATAATATGGGAGTACATCCATTGGATGCAATGGGAACATTTGTAACGAGTGTTTATAACGGAGTTATTCCTGCGGTTGCAAAGAGTGTTGGTACAATTACTAAATTGATTGGCGAAGCCCCGATAGCGAATGGTTTGCCATCACTTTCTGATATATCGAATGATGTTAATCAGGCAGGAGTTGGTTATCTACAAAAGGAAATAGAGAAAGAACAAGACCCTGCTAAAAAAGCACAATTACAGAAAGCGCAGACAGAGTATGCGAAATTACAGCCCGTTACCGATGTTATTGGAGATAAGTTAAAAGAGTTTGGAAATGATATGACAGCTTCGGGAAGCGTTTATCACCCCGAAAAACACGAGTTGGCTCAATCAGTTGGTGGACTTGTCGGCACAATAGCACAGATAGGTTTAGGAACAAAAGAACTTGATTTGGGTGCTAAGGGAGCGCAGGTGATTACCGCTATAACATTCGGTGCTGATGGCGCAAATAACGCTTACGATGAGGCAACAAAGGCAGGACTTAAAGGACAGGACAGAACGAATTATACATTAGCGAGTGGTTTAATTAATGGGTCAATGGCTTATCTCCCTGCTGGGAAGTTTATAGAAAGCGTTGCAGGAGAGAAATTGGCATCTTCAATGATGAAAGAAACGCTTGACAAAGTTGTAAAAGGTAATTTGACAGGGGATGCTATTTTTGATGCCGCGAAAGAAACGATAAAAGATAAGGGGCTTGATATAGCAAAGGAAACGGGAAAGAGTCTTGTTGAGGCAGGAGTATTTGGTTTAGCACAAGGAACAGCCGACTATGCTAAAAAGAAAGTAGCGAATAAAGTATTGGGTCGTGATGCCTTTGAGGCGCAACCACAGGATATAATCAATACCGCAAAGGAAATGATGACAGGGATAGGTATTGTAAGTTTATTCACCCATACACTAGGAAAGGTTGGTAGTTCAGATGCGGCATTGTACGATAAAGTAGTTAGTTTGGGAAACAATCCAAATGAGGCAAAGAAGTTTAATGAGTTGTTGGATGCTAAGGTAAAGGCAGGGGATATAACACCCGAACAGGCAATGCAGGTGGGAGGAACATTTAAGGCGATACAAGAAGCCGACAAGTCTATTCCCGCTACGATAACGGATAAGGCAAAACGAATAGAGGCGATAAACCTTATTGCTGAAAGGAATAGTTTGGCAAAGGAGAATTTGGCATTGCAGGAAACAAAAAAGACATTAGACCCTGCGTTTAATGATGTTCACGATAAGGATATTTCCGAGAATGATGCCAAGATTGATAAGATAAATTCTGACTTAAAGTTAATTGCTAATGGTGCAGAACGTACAGAGATGAAGCGTAAGGACTTAACACCAACAACAGAAATAGCGACACCCGAAGTTGCGAAAGAAACCGTACCCCCTACTTCCGAGCAGGTAGTAGCCGACAAGGTGGAGGAAACTCCCCTTGTTTCACCCGAAACACCAAAGGTTGAGGAGGCAAAGGTTGAAACACCCGAAGTTGTAAAACCTGAAATTAATTACAAAGGACAGCACAAAATTATAAGAGATGAAGAAAGCACAACAACCCTTGACGATATGACTAAAGGCGGGCGAATAGCCCCTGATGACTTTTATACACATACACATTTTTATTATGATAGAAATGATAAAGCAAGCAGAGAGAGTGTTGAAAAAATAAAGGCAACGAAGGGAAAGCCAGAAGCTACAATAACAATATATAGAAGTGTACCAAAAGGGATTGAAAAAATAAATGAAGGGGATTGGGTAAGTTTATCTCCTACCTATGCAAAAGAACATGGCAGACACCATGAAGATAAAAAACTTGACATGCCTGTTATTAAAATGAAAGTAAAAGTAAAAGATGTTATTTGGGATGGAAATGATGTGAATGAGTTTGCTTATTTTCCTAAAGATAAAGCTGAAACACCCGAAACCAAGCCGACCGAAGTTGTATCGGAAACCCCGAAAGCAAACAAACTTTCCGATGATGATATTATTGCATCATTTACAAATCATACCAAAGGCAATACCATAAGTTACACTAAAATCGAGGATGTATTAAGTAAGAATAAGAACCCTAATTTAGATGGATTGACTGCTGATGACGTAGTAAAAGCCTTTGGAGATAAGATTAAGGTTACGGGGAAGCCTGATGGGGAAAGTGGGAAAGTTGAGGTTAAAAAAGAAACAGAGCCTTTCGATGGGAAAGATTATACCAAAGGAAAAACAAGTCAAGAGATAGCGGATGAGAAAGGGTTACAATTAAACGAACACGAGCATCTTCGCCATATTGCGGAAGAAAGCCAAAACCCTATGGAGTTGGCAACTGAATACCTTAAATTAAACACAGAAACCGCACCGAAGCAAGTTATGGCAGAGGCTTTTCACGACCATAACGTTACTCTTCGTAATGATGAGTTTGATAGATATTTTGATAAGAATAATAAGAATTACACTACCGCAAAACAATTTATAAGAAAAGACGGAGTGCCTTTAGATAACAAGCTAAAAGAACTGTCCGAGATATATGGCGTTGAAATGACACCACAAGATTTTGTAGATTATATAAGGCAACAACAATACAAACAATTTTCGCCAAAAGAAATTCCGATAAGAACAAAGTTCAAAAATAGATTCGCAGAATTGACCGATGGTAAAGATTTAACACCTAGATTTGCACGCCAAATAATAGAAGCGCAACTTAAAAAAGAAAATAAAGACTATGAAAAATACATCAACCAAGAGTTTAAATCAAGAGCAGAAGCCGAAAGCGAGTACTACAAACAAATTGCAAACGGAACAATCAATATCGAGGGATATGAAAATGTTAGCAATGATGTCGGCAATAAACAAGGCGAAAAAGGACAGGGTAGTACTTCCAAAGTAAAGCCAACAGAAACCGCCCAACTCGGAGAGCAAAAAGTAATTCCCGAACAAAAGCAAGAGAAACTTTCTGCGAAGGAGTTGAGGGATAAAAGAGTGCAAGAAGTTTTACAGGCACGAAAAGAACGAAAAGCAAATGAGCAAAATCTTAAAGATTTAGGACGTTCTGATATTAAACAAGGAGGATTGCTCTCTGACGAAGATTTCAAAGACTTTAAAGCCATTGCAAAAGCACACCTAGACTATCTAGGAGATGTTACAAAAGCATCTATCAAATCAGCAATAGATTATGCAAAAGAAACGCTAGGGATAACAGACTTGCATGATGATGATTTAGGTAAAGTAAATTCAGAATTAGAAGGAAAAGATTTCGGAATGTCGCATAACAAGATTGATGCAGAACGTGAAGAAATGAAACTTCCTCCTATTATCAAAACAATGTTTGATAAAAATGAAGAGATTGGCAGACACGCAATGGAAGAGGTACAATCATCACCCGAACTACCTAGTATAATAGCAGACGACATTATTGATGCAGGACAAGGTGCTGAAATATCATTACGCAAACAGGCGATACTTGCTTTAGGTAGAGTTTCTGTACACCATGAACTAGGAAAGGTTATTGATGCTATTAATGAAGCAAGAGCAAAAGGGCAACCACAAGCAATTATTGACGGATTATTAAAAGCAAAAGAAGGGTACGAAGTAGCGAGAGATAAATACGACAAAGCTCTTAATGTTGCAGGGTCTATTTGGGGTAAATTCGGTAACTTTAGACAGATGATTGCGGATGAAAAATATTCATTCAAATCAGTTGAACGCGACTTTGAAGCGAGTGTAGGTCGTAAGATGACAAGTGCCGAAAAGAAAGAGTTTGAAACTATTATTGCAGACCTTAAAAAAGTAAACGAGGATAAGGATGCTGAAATAAAAAAGTTACAGGAGAAAGCACTAAAAAAGAAATCAGACAAAACTATTTCTGATGCCGAAACAGAACACAAGGCAAGTCCTAAGCGCAAAGCCGAAGCAGACAAAATTCGTAGTGAATATAAAAAGAAAGTAAAAGATTGGGATGTATCAATATACGAAAGCGCAAAGTCTGATATGGTTGCGGAACGAGTTGCTAAAGGTAGAGAGAAAGGGCAAAGTATTGATACCACTATTGATAAACTTGTTGAGGAAGGACAGATTAAAAAAGAAAATGCACCACGCATAAAAAAGGACTTTCACGATTTGTTGGGAGAGAAATCAAAAGAGGAATTGACTAAAGATGCTTTGGATGCTCACAAAGAAGGAGGTATAGAATCAAAGAAATTTAGGGATGCCACAAAAGAACTTGCTAAAACTTATTTTGGACAAGGATTGACTGCTGATGAAATTACATCTAAGGTAGCGAATGATTTAGGATTAGAACAAAAAGATATTCAAAAGGCAATTAGCGGTTATGGTATTCCTGTAATGACTAAAAAGGCGATTGATACAGAGATGCAGAATTTAAAGTCGGCATCACAGATTGCTATTAAAATAGAGAAATTAAAGAACGATGAACCAATTACAAAATCTGTACAAAAAGCAAAGAATGATGAGATAACAAAGTTGCAGGAACAATATAAAGGAGAGATTCTAAAAAAGAAAATTACTGAAGCAGAAAAGGGGTATGAGAAAAAAGAGAAACAAGCAAAGAAAGAAGAGGCGCAACAGATAAAAGACCTAAAAAAGCAACTCGATAATATTCGTAAGGCAAACAGAATGTCTATGGAAGCACGTAACGACAGATTTATAGAGAACGCTAAAAAACGTATCGAGAAGTTACAGGAAATGCTTGACACAGGAAACTTTGATGTAAAAGCGGAACAACCGCCACCTCTTACAATGTCAGATGCCTCAAAAGCACTTGACCTTAAAGAACGTCAGTTACAATCAAAGATTGACAAGAAGATACGCGATGAACGCGATGCCAACAAACCAAGACTTCAAAAGATTGGACAGGCAATTACCGACTACTACCGAAGTGCTAAATTAGTTGCCTTTGGAGTATATGGAAAGTTATTCTCTTACGACTTAGCAACTGCTATAACAAAGTCCTTAGAAAATGTTTCCGCAACTATTGACCAAGAGAGATTTCCTAAACTATACGACAAGTCCGTAGTTGAAAAAGCATCTACCGCAAAGGAATTGTGGGATGATTACTACAAACACTTTGCAGATAAAGAAACTCGTACTGCTATCAAGCAGAAATTACAAAATCTAACCTCTGACTTTGAACATGAGTTTGGCGACCAACTAGAAAAACAATTTGGTAAGAATTGGATTGGACAAACACACTTAGCAGTTAAGATGCCATTGCTTATTGCAGAAACAAAACTCGCATACTCTAAACTATTGCGCGATGCTAGGGATAACGGAATGAATCCCGACAATGAGTTTGACCAACAGCAAATGAAAGAATTTGCAGTAGCACAAGGTTACGATGCTATTCTTATGGGCGACAATAAAGTTTCGGAGGGAATAAGATGGCTAAAGAATTTAGGCGATAAAGAGGGTGCTAGTGGACTAGAGGCAACTGTTTCTTTCCTTACAAAATTTCTTATTCCTATTGATAAGATACCAAATAACTTTGTATTACGTTCTGTTCAGTATTCTCCTTTCGGACTTTTGAAAGGGGAAATGATGGCGCATAAAGCTGAATACGGGAAACCTTCGCCCGAAATGGTTGCAAGTGGAATAAACGACTTATACAGGGCGGTAGATGGGTTAAGCCAAGAAGATGCCACCAAGAT